AGCCATACCACCCTGAGTGTTCCGTGGAGTATCCAAATCGGCAGCCTGTTTACCCAAAGCCAACGACTCAGCACCGACAAGATTGTTTAACAAAAACTTTGTTAAATCATCCCGAGAAATGCCAGCAGCCTTCTTCTTCGGCTTAACCATAGCCATTACTTTTTAGGTTTCTTAGGACCCTTAGGTGCTGAAGCAATACCAGTCTTTTTAGGATTCTTCGGACCTTTACCAGCACCACCAGCAGCAGGCTTTGGCTTAGCAGCCTTACGAGCGTTAGCAGCCTTCTTCTGTCTAGCCTTCACAGCGTTCGGGTTGTTGCGTCCCCCTGCAGCCTTACGGGCTTTAGCCATGTCATCACGCTTAGCAGCCTGCATCAACGATTGTTTAACATCTGCCTGTTCTTTCTTACCAATTTTTTGTGACTTGGCTTTAAGTCCACGCTGACGGGCTTCTTCACGAAGTCTTGCAGAAACGCTCTTTGCCTGCTGTGCGTCAGCAACCGAATAATCAAATCTTCCAATTCGTGAATCCCATTCCTTAATGTTGCGTTGTAAACCCCGTGAATTACGAGCAGCATCCGACATGTAAGTATTCTGAATACCCCTAAGTCTAGCAATTTCCTTCTTTGCAGTAGGAGTACCCCGTTTGACTAATCGTGCAATTTGCTTGCCAATATCATCAACAATGCCCTTAGGTTTCATAGAAGCCATGACTAGTAGTCGCCTTTGCTGTTACGCATAACATAATCTTTATAATTCTTGGTCAAACCACCCTTAGAGTTATAAGGATTCTTTTTATAGTTCTTATCAGGAACATCCTTTAACGCTTTTTTGATAGGTTTCTTAGCCTTTTTAATTCCAGCCTTAACAAGTGGTTCAATGATGTCATCCAAACCACGGGTATGACCGACACGGGCTTCTATAGCAGGTTTACGCATTATTGTCCCCTACGCTGTCTTTCTTTTGGTATTCCTCTACGAGAACTCCTTTTTGGTGGCTTAGAGGGGGCAGCCTTCTTTTTGCCCAACATATCAATTGCTTGACCAGTTTTACGCTTACTGTCAGCAGAGACAGCACGCTTCTTTTTTACTTTGTCCATAGCAATAGTTTGTGCTTGCTTTGTCATACGCTTGGATTGTGCTGAACGACTCATCATTGGCGATAGTGGGTTAATCCTTTTACCCGCTATTGCTTTTGCTTCTTTTGCAGTAATTGCACGCTTTTTTGGCTTTTCACCAAACGAAAAATTACCAGCCTCACGGCGTTTTCGTTCTCCCACGCTAACAGCATCAGTTGGTCCACCATAGGTACGACCAAACTGACGGTAAGTTGCTTGGTCCTCAGCATATTTTGTTTTATCTTTTCCACCCATGATGCCATACAACTTTTCATCATTACGGTTCCAAGCATCACCTGATGCACTGGGTCGCCTACGAGGTGCAGTGGATTTTTTTCCTCTTGGCATTAGTAACCACCCTTAACAGACTTCTTAGACTTTTTGGACTTACCCGACTTAGCCGATTTCGGCGGATAGTTAGATGTAACTGTCCCCGCTTTTGGTTTAGCGTCAGCATGACTGGACAAAATGTTATATTTAACTGGCATAAATACTCCTAGATATAAATAATGGTGGGAGGTTTCTGCCTCCCACCATTATGATTAATGTTCCTAAATGGTAGGAATTATGCTCGGTAGATGCTTACCGTGTTCGCTGCAGTAAACACTGCAATATACGATGCAGATGATGCTGCTGCAACCGAGAAGGTTGCTGCTACACCAACAAGTGTTACACCCGAAGCACCAGCAGTTACCACGATTGGGTGGGTTGCTGCTGCGGCGTTGACAACGGTGAAACGGAAACTTGAACCGACACCCTCATCTGTGAACGCTGCACCAAGTTCCGCACCAGTTGGTGTGGTCAAGGTACGGCTTGCCGTTGGGGTCATCGTGTACAGTGTAGTTGCTGCACCAGCAAGAGTTGCTGCTGCTTGTACGGTTGCTGCGTCAGTTGCTGCAACTACCGATACCAACTCTTCCTTGGCTGCCCAAGCGGCGAGTCGTGTACGGTCAATTGCACCATTGTCGTTTGATTTTAGTGGCATTTTTTTCTCCTAAATTTTAAAGTTTTTTTTTTAATAAGTTGGAAATGGGGGCTTGCGCCCCCATCGCCATAATCGGTTAACTTACGCCGTCTTGGCGGTCAACTTGCCTTGCTTCGCAGCGTTGCGACAGGTCAAGTTGCCGTAGCACATGATGAGTGCGTAACGAGCATCCAAGTCCTCAGGACGAACAAAAGCGGTCTGTTCAAACCACTTGCCTGAGTGACCAACCAAGGTCAGGTACTTGCTGTTCAAGAAGTACACAATACCAGCGGTGCAATGCTCATCGTAAACAACAGGAGCAGCCTTGAACAACAGGTTTTGGAAACCAGCATCTGCTGTCTTGGTGTCGGTGTAACGAAGTTGTGGCTGCAAAAGAGCCTCATACTTTTCAAACAAAGTCTGAGTTGTCAGAACCATGTCAGGGTGGTCGTTACCAACAGAAACGCTGTTGTAAGCGGTGGACATTTGAGCAAGAGTCAACGCAGTTGCGGTGTTCTCCTCGTATGAACGCCAGTACTCGTTGCCAGTCGTTGCACGGTTGATACCGCCAACAGTTCCCGAAGCCTCAACCAAGTTACCAAGACCGTTCCAGTCCTTGCCACTGTTGCCAGTTCCGTCTGCGAAGAACATTTGGTTGAAACCTTCACGCATGGACTCTTCAGCCTGCATGATTTTGGCTTCCAACAGGTTAATGATTTCCTGTTCACCGTTGTTCTTGGCTTCTTCAATACCGCTGATTGCGATAGAAGCAGCGTACTGCTTCCAATCGTATTCAGCAGCCGTGATGCCAGCCTGTGCTGTCAAAGCGATTGAATCGTAGCCACTGTACGAACCAACAGTTGCGTTGGTGCCGTAGATGAGTGGTTCAACAATTTTGGTTCCACCGTTAAGCATGCGCATGCGACCCTTGTCCTGAAGGAAGTAGGTCAACGGGCGTGCCGTAAAGATGTTGTCCGTGAGTTGGTCACGGTAATTTGCGAGCGTTGTTGACAACAGCGCATCAAAGTTTGCGTTAGACATTATATTCTCCTAAAAGAAAGTTAGTTGGTTTATACTGCGCCCATAGAGCGTTTGGCGGCTTCCCAAGCCTCACGCACACTAGTGATGGGTTCGTAAGTTTCGCTAGTGGTTGACGCTGTAGCGGATGAACCACCCGATACAACACTGGCTTGCCGTTTTGCTTCAACAACACCATTAACGGTCTGTTGCTGCTTCTCGGCTGCCTGTCGTTCTAACTCTGCTTTTGCCATCATTTTGTCAAACGCAATCTGCTTGTAAGTGCCTTCCAAATCTGTTGACCCAGTTCGCAAAGCGGCTGTGACAACTTCTTGGATATTAAAATCCTGATATTTTCGCTGTAGTGATTGAACTTCTCGTTCAACTTGCTGTTGACTTTGGTAGTCCTCAAACGATGCAATACGCTGGTCTAATTCTTTGATGCGCTTTTCTTGCGGGTCTAGCATTTCAAAGTCATCACCATCAGCAATAATGTCAACAGCCTGTTGAGGGCTGATACCATAATGCTTGGTCAACAATTCTATTGTTGACGCAGGGTCACGCTCTAAAGCCGCTTCAAGCGCACTAGCAAACTGGAATTGCTCCCGTTGCTGAGATAGTTCTTGCGTCTTACGAGTGTAATCTGCTTGGCGTTGATAACCTGCAATTGCCTCAGATAAAGGAACCTGAAGTTCTTCACCATCTAACTTTACTGGAACTCTATGATTAGAGTATTCCTCTACACTTAGCGTTGGCGATGTATCTGTGGATTCTGAAACGCTTTCCGTAACGGGTGACCCTTGGGGTTCCACGGCTGGCGTGTTTACGACTTCATCAGTCATTATTATGTTTTCTCCTGAGTCCTAAATGGTTGCTCTATATATTAATATAGTTGTTCCCTATTGCTGGGGTTGTCCTTGCAATAGTGCAGCCAATTGTGCAGGGTCGCCGTTTAACGGCAAACCTGCACCACCCTCGGCAGGTGGCATTTGTTCAGGTCCAGCAGGGACAGGAGGTCCACCAGCAGGAGGCATGCCACCCATTTCAGGTCCAGCAGGTGCGGCTTTAGCCAAAAACTCGTCAGGGTTTTTGACACCGAAGCCCATCTGTAGCACATAGGCGGCAAGTTTAGCCATGTCAATAATTCCTGCACCAGCGAACGGTGCCATAGCGTCAACCATTTGCAAAGCCATTTGTCGTCTGAAAGATTCGTTGTGTGGTTGTGTTGAACCTGCGGCTACTTCAAAGTCAAAGTCACCTTCCAAGTAGTCACGGTCAAATTGAATCCAAATGGGTTCACCATCTTTGCCGATGACACGGGCAACTTGTTCGCCAGTCATAAACTGGCGTGCCAAAGCAACCATGCGCCTTCCACATTCACTGATGGCTTGTTCAACCATAGCCAACTTGTCGGCTGTCCGTGCATTGCTGGCATCCTGTACCAACGATGATTCGGTTGCGGTACGGCGGATTTCCGTTGTACCGCCACGCTGAATTTCTGACACACCTGAAACACGGTCAATGTCTTGAATGATTGTTGCTGTTTGGTCATAGAAATCAGGTGGGTTAATAACAGCAGGGAATGAAGCCACAACACCCGACAACGCATCATCTGATATTACAGGAACCATAACATTGTCATCATCGGATTCCAAGGCGTTGCGACCCAATGTGTCAAACGCAGATTCTTTATACAGGTATTTGCGTGAATACTTTTTACGGTGATTCATCATCTGTGAACGGGTTTCGTTCAATTCTTTTTGCAACGGTTCAATGGATTCCAAATCGCCTATAGGGTAGAAATGGTCAGGGACATCATAGTTGCGCAACATAACAAACGGCTGACCAAACGAATATGGCATAGCAGTTGGTTTAACTAGGAACTGGTCTGCGGTGTCACAGAACACAGACATTGTTTTTGTGGGAATATCATAATATTCCCAAATTTCTGCGTAACCCTCATTTTTGTCGTTAATCTTCTTGCGACTAGGGTCATCAGCGTAACGGCTTACAGCCATTGTTTGAATTTGTTCACGAGCAGACTTGGAGTAACGCTTATCGTTTTTAACATCCTGCAAAGGACGGCGGATGCGTTGTGCAATCCATTTGATGTCACGCATGCTTGTTGCGTCAGGGTCAACAAAAACATCCATAGGACTAACCCGTTCAGCGAATGGGCTATCTTCAAGGATGACATTAATTGGTGTTACTTCGTTGCCCTCAATTGGGTCAGATGCTTCGCCTTCGGGTATTTGTTCTTCTTCAACGAAACGGTAACCAACCTTAATCCACCCGTGACCGCAGGTCAACGAGTCTTTTACTGAACGGCGGAACTCGGTACGAATGTCTTTGTAACGCCACCAATAGTTCACTACTGCTTCAGCGATAACAGCGTTTGCAGCGTTTTCGGGGTTGGTTGCGTTTACAGTAATTTTAGGAAAGTTAACAGAGATGTTTGGGGCAATGATGTTGATGGTTGAAAACGCAATGTTTACAAGCAGTCTGTCCTCGTCACGAAAATCTTCATATTGGTGACCTTTGTACATGTCGGTCATTCTGCGCCAAGTCGCATCATAACCTTCATCTTTACGCCAACGCTTAGATGCTTCTAGGCGTTGCTTGTATGTTTTTAGATTATCTGCTGCAGACTTCTTAGCCATTATTTTGATTCCTTTTTGCCTTCATGCCAACCGATGTGTTGGTCCAATTTGCTTGCAACCTTGTCAACTTTGCCACCAATTGTGCGCAACAAAATTCTTGCCTCCGAGTGCTGGTCGGTATTCTCTTTGCGAAGTTTTTGTAACACCACAACGACTGGTCCCGAAATGAGGGCGACAATGATAGGGACCCAAATCTGTTGCATGGCATTACATCCAATTCGTTACAGGCTCAGCATTGTAGCCGTTAATGGCTGCTTGCTCCACTGTTTGTCGTTGACGCTCACGAATTGTTGGACCATGAAAATCTTCCTTGCCATAAGTAAAACCTAAATTGACGGTACGAACATGACAGGCAAAACAAATCTCACCTCTACGGGGAAGTTCATCTGAAGCGAAGTCACGGTCACATTTAATGCACTTGAACATCATAATAGTATGGAATCTGTTCCCAACAGTTAAAAAGGGACTCGTTTTCGCACATTATGCGAACCCAAATACACTTTATTCTCCCCTTGCCCACTAAATAGGTGCTGTTCCCACCACATTAGACTGTTTTTGGGTACAGAAACATCGCCACGGTATTCGGGCAACCAAACAAACTTTAACATTTGAACGGCAATAGCCAAACTGATAGTTCTGTCGTCATGGGGGCTACCAGCCATGCGACCATTGTCCTTACGGACAAAGGTCTTTAGTTCGGCAATGGTTTTCTCACAAAACAACATTATGCCATTGTCTCTTAAAGAAGCACTGAGTTCGTCAATAGCCAAAGGCTTGCTGGTGGTAGTTGTGCGCCAACCCAAAACATCTGTTTTGTCAGCGTGGACAGAAGTGAGGCGGCGTTGCTTAAACAGGTTTTTATAACCATGCTTTTGTGCTGCTTTCAAAGTTGTCAAACCGTGGTTATTGGACTCAATGCCCAACAAAGCAGTGTTGTACCACCAGCCCAGTTCGGCAAGTAAATCACCAAACAAGTCAGGCTCAATGTGTCCATGCCAATGCGCTACCATCATTCCTGATGCGGCATCAATAATGTGGGCAGAACTGTAGTCTCCGTGGCTGAGTCCTTCAGCCACATCGGCTCCAATCACATAGGTTCCATCCAACTCAGGGAAACACCAAACAGACAACTCACCATCTTTAGCGTAACGGAACTCACCGTTACCATCAGAGTACAAATGGTAGTAGCCAACATCAGGGTCAACTGGTTGCATTTGATTTAACAAATCTATGTCAAATACTGGGTTGCCTGATTTGATGAACGCTTCTTCAGGGAAGCGTGGATATTCTTGGTGCATCTGCCAAGACTGCATGTTTCTTGACTTTGCTTCATACCAATCTTCATTGCGTTCACCGTCAGCGTCCCAAGGGAAGAAAATTCCTTTGAACTGGTTGGCACCAGTTTGCGAGCCAACCCATAACTGATGAAAAAAGTTGCCACTACCATTAGCAGTGGACAAACCAATAACACGACCACCGACATCCGCAATCGGTTCAATAGATGCCCACGCTTCCTCAGGATTAGGCAAAAACGCCCATTCGTCCACAATGACTAAATATACAGATTCACCACGAGCAGGGTCGTTCCCTGACGGCAACGACTCAATAGCCGACTCGTTATCAAACATCATTTTAAGTTGATGGTCTGTTGTTTGTGCAGGTCCACGCTCTTTCATCCAATGAGGCAAAAACTTGTAACCATATTTACTT